TTCTAAAATATCATTCTTCATTTTGTTCCTCCTTACAAATTTCTTCATGTTCTACTTCAAAATCTTGGTCGTAAAGTTTGCCACAATAAGGGCACATAGCTATACTCATAAAATCTCGCTTTCTTTATTATTTGTTGGCGTTATCGTTCCAAACTCTGTGTCAGTATTTAGTTGATCACAGCCTTCAGGACACTCAAAATAAGGCTCATGGCTACCTAGATCGCCATCATCTTCCCAGTGATCGACATAGATCATCTCTGATCCACATTTCTTGCAATATTGTTTTTGTAATTTGTTTTTCATCTTTTCATCTTTCATCATTAACTAATAATAACAGACTGTTCGTCATTTGTCTAGTGGTTTAGCTTTCTTTTTTTGTGTAATGGTTGCATACCACTTGGCTACTGCCTTGATATTAACTTTATCTCGATATTTATTGTTATCGCCATCGCATAACATTTCGATTATTTTTTCTATTTTCATTAGTATGTTCCTATCGTGTCTAGTTCAAGCATTATGTTTAATAATTCTTTTTTATCATCTTCATTTTCTGTGTTGTTGGCTTCTCTTGCCAGCAAGTCGATGAGTTTGTTATAGGTGTCTATTTGTAATTTGCTCATTTTTTCCCCTCTGGCACACCTGCCCATTGTAATAATAAATTATTGTCTGTGTCTATATACTCGGCTAAATCTTGAAGTTCTAGGATTTCGTCTTGACTTATTCTTTCGGCTTCTATTTCGCCCATTAAATATTCCAGTCTGTCTTTAATTATTGGATAGACGCCTAAGGCTTTACAGGCTCTTATATGTTTATTTTGCATTATTTTAATTTGCCTCCTCATTATATAAATAAATATCTATGCTTTCGCCTTTGTCGGTTTCATAAGTCCAATTAAAGCTTTTACCCTCCATTAAGTCCTGTAAATCTTCTTCGCTAAACTCAATCTTTAATTTTTGATTGTCTGACATTTTTATTATCCTTTCGCCATTTCGGGCTAATAATTTCTAAATCATTTAATAAGTTCATTGCTAAGTGTTCACAATCCCAAGCGTCCATTTCCTCATAAGTTTCGCTTAAATAATAGCCAATAGTCTCGGCTAAAAAATAAATATCTTTTTGATTTTCTGGTTTTAGTTTTGTCATTTTTTAATTATCCTCATTATCGCAAGCATTACACTTGCCATGTTTTATAATATAATCTCGTTCCCATTTTTGTTGTTCTTTTGACTGGCTATAATTAGGATTTAATCCACAATGTGCACAAATTATTTTTTCGTTTTCTCGTTTTAGTTTTTGCATTATTTTAACCTCTCTTTATTAGTTTCTAATATTTCGACCATGCCCTCGATTGTCTTCATATAGTTAGCCATAAAAAACGCTGTGTCGTAGCTTTTAGCTATCTCATAAAACTCAAGGCTTCTGACTATAGCGTCTCTGGTCTTCTGGTTTATGATCCGAGCAATTTGTCTATCTGTTTGCTTGATTCCCATTGATTCGATCAGCTGTAGGCTCTTTTCAACTTCTGTGTCTACTGCCTGCCAAGCGTACGAGTCTAAAATATCGTGATAGTCTAGTTCTTGCTGTTTTAACAATGCCTCTAGGCTTTCAATCCTGCGAGCATGTTTTGATAGTGTTTTATCGAGGTTTTTAACCTCGAATAGTTTTTTGTTTTTCATTTTAGTTCTCTCCTTCTGGCACACCACTAATTGCTATTGATAATTGCTCGCCTTCTAATTTATGAATGGTAGTAGCGTCATTTTCTCTAGTGCATAAATCATATTTTTTTATGACCTCTAAGCTACTCTCGGCACTAACTACTTTTATTGCCCCATTTGGGTATTTTATTTTGTAGAAATTCATTATTTCCCCATTTCTTTTATTACTTTGTCGAGCCTGATTGTCTTCTCGTCTTCGCTCAAGGTTTCCCAGTCGCTAGGCATTGATAGACTAGGTAGTCCAGCTTTAAGCATCCGAGTTTTCCAGTCGTTGCTCTCTTTTTGATTGCCTCCGAATATAGCCCCGAGACTTGCCACCATTGCAGTGGTTTTGTTTTGGTCGCTAATTCTTTTTATAGCTCTACGACCACCGTTATCAATCCATTTTTTAATCAATCGGTTGTGGTGTGTTGATAGTGTGGCACTACCCCAAGCCTTTTCCATAGCCGAGGCGAAGTCGAAACTCTGCCAAGGTCTATTGATCCAAGAGTAATAACCTGTTGAGACTATTCGCCCCTTGATTACTAGCTCGACGCTCTCTGTGTTTCTGGTACTCTTGCACCTGAAACATACATTTTTATTGATTTCTTTTATTGTGTTATAAGACATTTTAATAAGCACTTTCTGGCATAGCCTGATTTTTAATATATTCTTGATGCTCCCAAGCATTTTCTGGGGCATTTGTCATATCGTGATAATAGACTTTCAACTGTTCGCCCATTTCTTCAACCATCAATTTTTGTTTTGCTGGCAGTTTTGAGTAGTCAAAATTGCAGTTAGATACTACTCGCCCCAACATACCACCACCTAGATAATTTTGATAAGCCGACATAAGAGGCTCTTCAACATCTGGTAGCAATTCTGCTAGATTGATTTCAATACCACCGCCTCGATGTGATGCTTCACACCTAAGGGTATTTTCTTTTATGTAGGAAATATAATTTTCCATCTTTACATCTTTCTGACCAAGCGATTTTTATATTTGTTTTTTCTTGCTTGATCTATGGATTATTATACACGACTAACGGCTCGTTGCAAGTAGCAGTTTTACCCGAGTAGTGTAACCATTACACAGATTCAAGACTTTACACAATCGGACACTATACTGTAATATGTATTTATATGACTGAAAAACCCAAGGCACTAGCTCTCACTACTCGGCAGAAAATCTCACTATCCAAAACTAAATACACAAAACCCGTCTTGATAGATGGTGGCGTGTCTTATGTTGATAAAATACTCAACGCCCCAAAAGAAGACAAATTGATCCCATCAATAGTGGGATTATGCCTTCATATTGGTATAAGTCGCTCCAGATTGTATGAGCTAGCGGATAAGTGGCAAGAGGTAGCGGACATATTAGAATATATCCGGATGATGCAGGAAGACAAGGCTTTACAGGGTGGCATGACTAACAGGCTAAACCCTATCTTCTCAATGTTTTTATTAAAGGGCAAGCACGGCTATATTGATACCGCACCAGCACTAAACCAAACAAACAATTTTAATATAACGCCTGATCTATTGGCTGACGCAATCAAACTAATGCGATCAAAAACTAAATAACCCGCCTGTTATAGCGGGTTATCTTATCAAGTGTTTAATGATTACACTACTTGATGTTTATAGTTTTAACTCTGAGGGTTTTTAGGTATAACTGCCAGATATTATCGGCAATTATGGTTTTATCCTCGACTCGATATTCTCTTTCAAGTGTTAATAACCCATCAGTTATATATTCGAGCTCTTTTTTAGTTATATTCATTTTTACATCTTCCCAGGCTTACGCCTGATATTTTAGTTATATAAATCGATACCCATATCGTGAGCGGTATCGTCACATTCTTGACAATATCCCGCCTCAATTTTAGTACCGCAATATTCGCAGGTATGGTCTCTAGTTAGTGATTTTTTTAGTACCTCTTTTAGTATCTTGACTCGTTGGTCTCTGGTGATTGTATTATTCATTATTCGCCCCTCTGGTATTTATTTATAAACTGCATAGCCTCGATATAAGACCCGTTGCCCCTGTTGTCGATACTATCGACATAAACCATATTGAAACAATCGTTACTAACTAGCCGAGCATAAAATGATGATGCGAAGCGGTATAGCTCGATCTTATGATCTGGGTTATTCGCCCCATATATTTTAATTGTGTTATTCATAGTGTTATATATTCTTGTATTTATATTGTATTGGGTAGCTAGTAGCTAGCTAGAGTTTTAGCTAGAGTATAATAGCTACCCTGTAGCAAGCTAAACTAAAAAGAGTTTGTTATTATACTCGAGGCTGATAGCCTCTTGTTTTAGCTCCTTCTTGATCTTATTGGCTAGTGCTAGCACCTTGCCAATATGCTCGGCTACTGCCTCTGGTGAAGCGTAACTCTCGACTATCGTCACCTGCTCGGTTACTACCTCGCCATTCTTGGCTAGCCATCCACCTCTAGCGGGTCTTATGCCTTGAGCATCAGTAAAGCCACCAAACCAGCTTGCAAACTTTTTGCTCACTAGATCAATATAACTTGATGTATCGATAGTTTTATCTACATCTATTGTGCTGGGTATGTATAGCTTGATATTATGGTCGAGGTAGAATATCCCCTCTAATTCTTTTAACATCCTTCATCCTTCTACGCCTTGAGGCGTACATCTTTAATACTATCTATATTGTACCACGAGCTGATCGTGGGTCAAGTAGCAAAACCCCTCAAGTACAATACCTATAGCGTGCTCGGCGTGGGCGTGGGCGTGGGCGTGTGTGTACCAGAGGTAGTATGAGGGGTGGCGTGGCAGGGGTAGTCTAATAAAAACCCAGAAAGACACTGTCGGGTTATGGTGGGGGTGTAAAGATGGAGCCCTCTCCCCATGTATATAGTGACCCTAAAGACACTCACAAAGGCACGTACCCCTTCACATAGGCACGTATAAATGCTATAATAGGCACGTATCCAGATGTCACAGGAAAGTTAAAAATGAATAAAAACATCAAAGAACACTCTAAGCAGGGTGGTTTTGCTAGAGCTAAGTCTATGTCACCACAAGAGAGATCAGAGTCAGCGAGGACTGCTTCTAAAGCTAGGTGGAAGAAGTATCGCCTTATAAAGAACCACGTTTGTGATCGCTATTGTATTTGCGATGTCTGTGGGAGGATCAAGACTAAGGGTGCTCATACTAAGTTTTCAGGTGACGGTAGACATGAATTTGTTTGTTCTATAAACCACAAACATCAAAGTCTGTAAAAATTATATATTTTTTTTAAAAAAGGAACCCTATGAGCAAAAAATTAGTTTGGATAATTATCATTATAGTAATGTTGTTAATGTTAGCTGATTCTACTAGGACAAAAAGTGGTAGAGAAGAATATTATGATGAGATGGTCAGTGGTAGTGTGTTTTAGATTTAGAAACAAAAAAAGACCTCCCGTTAAGGAGGTCTTCTTATATTTTCAGCGGTATCTTATTTTTTAGATTTTAGATCTTTAAGCATATCATCAAAGGCAGACATTAACATTTTGTCTGCTTCTATGTTGTCGTTGCCAGTTTCAATAGCTTTATCAGCCTGCATAACTTCTTTGTTCATAGCAGCTCGCTCTTCGGTATCAATTTTAAGCTCGTCTCTAGCAGCTTCTCTAACAGCTTTAAGCTTAGTAAAGTAAATAATATTTACCATATTCTCTGCCATCCTGCCCTGATAGTGATTCTTACGCTCGATTACTGAGTCCAAGATTGTGTTTTCTTTCATAATTCCCTTCTATTTATTACTACCTCTACTATAGCTAATGACATACCGCTTGTCAACAGTTATAAATATGTATATACTGGAGATATGAACATAGGCTATATTGGAAACTTTGAAGCTAAACACTCAACAGAGAACGATAGAGCCTGGGCATTTAACAAGCTAGGACATAACGTCATGGCTTTTCAAGAGAATAAGATAACATCAGCAGATCTTTTTGGAGTATCACCTCAACTAGATCTACTTGTGTATTCTCATACACATGGTTGGGAGATACCAGAGTTAGAAGAATTATTTGCTAGTTTTAAAAGACAAGGTATCCCAGTAATCTCAGTTCATCTTGATAGATGGGCTTGGCTTGAGAGAGAAAAAGATGTCGGAGTAGAAGCTACCTGGAAAGTAGATCACATGTTTATGGCTGATGCTTCTCCTGAGGCAGTAGAGCTTTATGAGAAACATAATCTTAACTGGACTTATCTTAAACCGGGCGTAGATGAGCGTGGTTGCTATATGGCAGCACCAGACCCAGTTAGATTCCCACATGAAATTATATTTGTTGGTTCAAAGGGCTATCACCCCGAGTATCCTTTTAGACCCGCCTTAGTTGAGTTCTTACAAAAAACCTATGGAGCCCGTTTCGGTCACTATGGGGGAGACGGTCTTGGAACCGTAAGGGGACACGACTTAAACGTCTTGTATGCCTCAACTAAGGTAGTGGTTGGAGACAGCTGTTTCGGATCAAGACCAAGATATTGGTCAGATAGAGTAACCGAGACCCTTGGCAGGGGCGGTTTTCTCTTACACCCTAAAGTAGATGATCTCCCAACCAACTTGTTTGGAGTCTACAAGGCTGGAGATTTAAACGATGTTAAGCTTAAAGTAGATATGTGGCTCAAGCAAGAGAATGACAGAAAAAGAATCCAGCAACTTGGTCACGAATACGTTAAGAAAAACGCTAATTATACTAACCGAGCAAAGGAGATACTAGATGTCATCAATGAAATCAATAAGAGTTAACAGAAAGTGGGATTTAATACTTCCAGAGCATAGAGCTAAACAATGGGCTAAACCTTGGGAGGAAAAACGACTTGACTCAATGCACGAGCATTTGGGTAAAGACGATATTCTATATTATATAGGTGCAGAAGAAGGTGATATGCCAGCCTTATGTCAAAAATGGGGATCAAGAGTTATTTTATTTGAACCTGGAATAAGAGTTTGGTCTAATATTAAAGCTATTTGGGAGGCTAATGATTTAGCATCACCAATGTGTTATGTTGGTTTTGCTTCTGATAGAACCACTAATGAGATTATATTTACTGGATTTCCACCACACGCTAATGGAGAAATCACTGAAAATCATGGTTTTATGGAACTTAGAGATAGAAATGCTCCAGAAGTTAAAATAGATGACATGGTTATAAACACTGGTATTCCAACAGCACTTTCACTTGATGTTGAAGGTTCTGAGTGGAACGTTCTTCGTGGAGCTGAAAAAACCCTAAGAGAGCATCACCCAAAGATTTGGCTATCACTTCATCCAGAATTTATGTTTAGACAGTATGGAACTTACCAGTATGACCTGAGAAATTGGATAAAAGACCTTGGATACACTGAAACGCTGTTAGATTATCAACATGAGGTTCATCTCTACTATGAAAAGACGGTTTTGGCACCATAAGAAGGTCGACCTCGAGTGAAAACTAAAATAATGACACCAATTATCTATTTATCAGTAAAAAAGGATGTTCCTGCTACTGGTTATTGGGATCACGAGTTCATTAAAGACATTTTTAGTGACATCCCACAAACCGATAGAATGGTTTTTGTAATTCCTGGAGCTTACCAGTGGGATGTGACCGATGAAATCAATGTGGAATTAAATAAATTTGAAAAAGTGTTAGTTATTATTACCAGTGATGAAGAATGTAAGTTTAATGTAAATAAACTAAAACATCCAAACATGATTCTTTATTCTCAGTATGGCAATGGCGGTTACTTTTTTCCTTTGGGCTATCCACCAGGAACTCGTCATAAGTTAAAAATGATTGGAATTAAACCAAAAACAATGAATTGGTTCTTTTCTGGTCAAATTACTCATGCTCGTAGAAAAATGATGGCAGAGGAACTAAGACCTTTAGATAATGGATGGATAAAAGAAACTAATGGTTTTGCTAGGGGTTTGTGTAGAACAGAATATCTTACTAATTTGGCAGCATCTAAAACAGCTCCTTGTCCTCCAGGAGCAGTGTCAGTAGATACTTTTAGATTTTATGAGGCATTAGAGGCTGGCTGTTGTCCTATAGCTGATGATGTTAAGCCACTTCAATCTTTTAGATCAAATTATTTTGTAAAGTTATTTAGTGATTTAGCTTTTCCTACTTTTACTGATTATGCTGATTTAAAAATGCTAATTAAGAAAAGCGTTGACTATCCTAATATGAATAATAAAGTCATGGCTTGGTGGATAAATAAAAAATATCAATTAAAGGAGAGAATTAAGCAAGACTTGGGAGTTAAAGAAGAAGAGATTGCGGTTGTTATACCAGTTTCGCCAATACAATCACATCCAGATACAGCAATGATTGAAGAGACTATAAATTCAATTAGAGTTCACCATCCAGATGCTCCAATAATAATAACAATGGATGGGGTTAGAGAAGAGCAAGAAGATCGAAGAGCTGATTATGAGGAGTTTCAAAAGAGACTGCTTTGGAAGATCAACTTTGAATATAAGAACATTTTGCCCGTTATCTTTGATAAGCATATTCATCAGTCTGGGATGATGAACGTGGTGCTTGAACATATAAAGGTGCCAATGATTCTTTATGTAGAGCATGATACGCCACTAACGCCTGATAGGACAATTGATTGGGAAAAGTGCAAGGATTACATAAGATCTGGTAAATCTAACGTTATTCGCTTTCATTTTGAAGAGCTTATTCCAAAAGAACATGAATATTTAATGTTTGGCAAAGTAGAAGATGATTTTATAAAAACATTTCAATGGAGCCAGCGACCACATCTTGCTAGTACAGCGAAGTATAGAGAGATAATGGATTTGTTTTCACCTGGATCTAATTGCTTTATTGAGGATTTTGCTTATGGTCAACTAATCAATAAATGTCTTGATAAAGGACTTGAAGGTTGGAACGACTGGAAGGTTCATATTTATCATCCAGAAGGTGGAATCAAAAGAAGTTACAATCTTGATGGCAGGAAGGATGATCATAAATGGGTAAAAGAACAGGTTTGGTAGTTTTTGCCAATAATGGTGGCATAGGTATTCAAACTAAACGACTTTACGAAATGCTTAAACCAGACAAGGTGATGATTGTTGATTCTACTGGCTTTTCAAAGAACAAACAGTTTCATCCAGAGTGGTACCCAGAAGATTCAATGATCACTAAAGGTTTTCCTAAAAATTATCATATTAACGAGTGGTTATATGGAGTTGATAGTGTTTTGTTTGTAGAAAACCCATACAATTTTTATTTTATTCATGCTTGTCGTGAGCGTGGTATTAAAACAATCGTTCAAACTAATTATGAGTTCTGCGAGAATATATTTGCTTCCTGGTTGCCAGTACCAGATTTATTTTTAATGCCTAGCTATTGGAAGCTAGAAGAAATGAAGGAGAGATTTCCAGGTAGAGTTATTTATTTACCACCACCCATTGATCCTAAAAAGTTTGAGTGGAAGCATGGAAGCAATGGAAGTAAATTCCTACATATTGTTGGCACATTAGCTTTTGAAGATAGAAACGGAACTATAGATTTGCTTAGAGCTGTAAAAAAATGTGTTGGGGATTTTGAGTTGGTGATTCATTCTCAGCACGAACTTCCTCCAGAATATATTATTGATGATCCTAGGGTCACTTATCGTATTAAGAACTTTGAAAAAAATGCAGACTTATATCTTGGTTTTGATGGCTTAATTTTACCTAAACGTTATGGTGGACTATCATTAACTACTAATGAGGCTTTAATGTCTGGTCTTCCAGTAATGATGCCAGATATTTCTCCAAACAATCGCTTATTACCAGAAGAGTGGTTAATCCCAGTTGTTTATAAAAAAGAAATATTTGTTAGGGCTAAATTAGATTGTTATACATCAGATATTTGGTCTTTAGCTAAAAAAATAGATAAATGGGCTAAAAATCCTCCAGATAAAAATCTAGCTCGTAAATTAGGTGTTGATAATTTTTCTGTAGAAGTTCTTGAATCAAGGTACAGGACAGTATTGAACAAATAACATGCTGTGTGTTATTCTTAACACATGGATTTGTCACAAATAACGCCTAAAGAACAAAAAGACCTACAAAAAGTTTTTTTAGGGATGAAAGAGAAGGCAAAAGAAGATCCTGTTTATTTCTTTGAGACATTTCTTTATACCTTTAATCCAAAAGAAGACCCGTTCCACTTTAGATTTGTTCCATTTAATTTTCAAAAACGTATGATTAGAGATTTAGTAAATGCTATTAACAATGGCGAAGATGTTTTTATTGAGAAGTGTCGTGAAATGGGTGCTACTTATACCACTCTTGGTGTTTTAATTTGGATGTGGTTGTTTATGCCAGCATCTAACTTCCTAATCGGTTCTCGTAAAGAGGATTATGTTGATAACAGAAGAGGTGGCGTTGTTGGTAACAAAGAAGAATCTCTGTTCGGTAAAATTGATTATATGGTAACTAGGTTACCAGACTTTATGTTGCCAGATGGATTTAATAGAGATAAGCATTTTACTTATATGTCTTTGATTAATCCTGATAATGGTAACGCTATTGGTGGTGAATCTAGTAACCAAAACTTTAGTCGTGGTGGTCGCCAAAGAGCTATCCTTTTGGATGAGTTTGCTTTCTGGGATAACGATTGTTTTCGGTCTGATACAGAAGTGTTAACTGACTCTGGATGGAAGCTAATAAAGGATTGTGATTTCTCAGATCAAGTCTATTCTATGGATATTGATACTCAAGAAGCCGAACTAATGCCAGTAACTAAATTACACAAAGTTTATGCAGAGAATCTATATGAGTTTAAGAATAAGTCTGTAGATATATCATGTACAGCTAATCATAAGCTTTTATTAGAGAAAAAATATACTCCTATTGGAACAAGGAACTTCATCAATAAGAGTAAGGATAAGAGTAAATACGAACAATCTAATGGAAAAATGTATTATCGTAGAGCTGATGAAGTCTATAACCAGAAGCACGACTTTGTTCCATTAGTTTCTGAATATATTGGAGATGAAAATCCCGAAACAATCTATGGGTTTGATGCAGAAGACTATATGGAGTTTATGGGTTGGTATATTTCTGAGGGATGTTTTTCAGATAAACCAAGAAATAGAAAAATAAACATTGCTCAAACAAAAGACTTTAATGTTGAAAAGATAAAAGACTTACTAAAGAGAATGAATTTGCCAATACATTATTACAAAACTGGATTTGATATAGCTAAGGGTCATTTGCCAGAAAATATGTTTAATATGCTTGTTAATCTTGGAAAAGCACATCAAAAACATATACCAAGAGCATATCTTAATTTATCAAAAGATCTTCTTAGAATTTTATTTGATTCACTTATGGCTGGTGATGGTTGCGTAACAAAGAGGAAAGATAGAGTAAATAAGATGATGTATGCAACTACATCAAAGCAACTCGCAGATGATTTCCAAGAACTTTGTCAAAAAGTTGGTTTTCGTGCAAGGATTACATATGCTGATAGAAATAAGAAATGGAAAAGAATATATCTACTAAATATTGGACTTAAACCTCATGCTCAGGTAGCAAGTCTTGATAAAAAGATTGTTCCATATAATGACTATGCATATTGTGTTACCACCCCATATCACTCTCTTTATATTAGAAGAAATGGGATTGCATCTTGGTGTGGGAACACTGCTGCTTGGGGATCTACTGCTGATACTACTAACTGCCGAATTGTTTTAACTACGCCTGGGATAAAACCAGGGAAGGCAAAGAGATTGAGGAAGGGTCAGGATGGAGAGAAAATTAAGCTTATTACTCTCCCATATCACTTAGACCCTCGTAAAACTAAAGCCTGGCTTCAAGGAGAACGAGAGCGTAGAAGTGTTGAAGATTTTAACCGAGAAATTATGATTAACTGGGAGCTGTCTATTACAGGCAGAGTTTACCCAGAAATTGAAAATGTTGCTTATGGAGATTTCCCGTTTATGACTGGTCAAACACTTTACTGTTCTGGTGACTATGGATTAGATGGCACAGTCTTTCTCTTTTGGCAGATTAACCCAGCCAACGGTAAGGCTAGATTGATTGATGGTTATCAGAATGAAGATCAAATTATTCAGTATTACTTCCCTCTATTTGGCAAAAACCTAGATTCTAGTTTTACCTATAACGATGATGACTTAAAGGCTTTTGCAGATATTAGCAAATTACCACCAGCTATTCACTTTGGAGATGCTGATGTTAGAAAAAGATCTTTTGTTAAATCAACTACTACTATGGAAGAGTTACAAAAAGCTGGAGTTTTCGTTCAATCAACAACAATAAACGATTTCCTTACTCGTAGAGACATTACTAAAAGATACCTAAAGCAAGGTATCGAAGTTAATGCTAACCATAGGACTGAGTTTATTTTAGAGTGTTGGAAGATGTATCGCTACCCTACAAGGAAAGAAGATTCTCAAGCCACTACACCAGTGGTTAAACCAATTCATGATTTTACCTCCCATCCTTCTACGGCTATGGAATATTTTTTCCTTAACTTAGAGGCGTTTAACCAAGTCCAGCAGGATGCTCCAGCCTGGGCTACTAAGGGAGGAAGACAATTAACAAGTAGAAAGAGCATTAATAGGAGAACAAGATAATGTTAGACCCAAGAACTAAAGATGCTATTAGGGCATTCCCTTTAGCACTAAATGATCTGGTGGAGAGAGTAGATAATCTGGAAGCTATGCTTATAGACATTCATAAATTCACTCGTTCAACCAATGAATCTGTGGTTAGAAAATATGGTGGTGGTAAAAAGAACACTGTTACTAAAGCTGTTTTTAATGAAATGAAAATAAAAGGTAAATAATGAAAGCAGATTTAAGTATTATTGTTTGTTCATTCAATAAACCACCTGAACAAATTGTTGAGTGTATGAACTCAATTAAAGCCCAGACAGTTTCTCCTAAGGAGGTTATTCTGGTTGACGATTGCTCGAAGGATCCAAGAGCTCATGCTCTTGCTACTTCTATTATGCTTCCAAAGAATGTTGGTGTAGCTGAGGCTAGAGATATTGGTGTTCACATGTCTACTGGAAAACTACTGTTATTTTTAGATGCTGACGATAGACTAGCTCCTGATTTTATTGAACAGTGCGGAAGAGTTATTAACAGAGTTGATATAGCTTATCCAAACGTACTCAAGTTTGGTGCTATAGAGCGACCTAAGTTGGTTGATTCTCCAAAAGAGATAACTGCTAAATACATCACAGGTAAGTCATGTGGCTTAGTAGTAACTTCTATGATGCACAGACATGTTTATGAAAAATTAGGTGGATTTAGACAACTTCCAGTCTACGAAGATTGGGATTTCTGGGTAAGGGCTAAGTTCAATGGTTACACATTTGCTAGAGCAAATACCCTGCTTCACTATAGGCAAAACTTAAAATCAAGAAACCATTTATCAATGGAAGAGAAAACCAATACACACCGTAAAATGACTGCCCCCTACAAGGTTGTTAAAGGGAAGTTGGTGATAAAGGAAATAAGTGGGAAAAAAAAGATTGAAACTACATAGAGGTCTTGGTGACTTTGTTCCTATGTCTATAAACTTTTCGCAACTTGAAAAACAAGCTGAGGATGGTGAATTAGAATATGAACCAGGAGATCGTGGTTTAGAAAATAAAAGACTACAAGATAACATGCAATATGAGGAAATGGTTGTCCAAATATTATGTAATCTTGAGCCTCGTGAAAAGTTAATTTTTATGTTTCAGCTACTTAGGGACAATGGCTACCAGATAGACCACGGCTCTCTTGCTAAGGTAGTTAAACTTAGTCGTAGACAATATATGAGGGTATTAGGCACCGTGCGTCTTAAATCGGCTTTGTTTGTGGCAGGATATAGTGGTAGGTGTAAGAGTCACAAAGAGAGTAAATAAACCTTAATATTGGAGATATATATGGCAAAATGCTTTAATTGCAGTAAAAAACTTGATAGGCAAACCACCAAGAGGTGCAAGCCTTGTCACGTCAAATATATGTTGAGTAAAAATACCTATGTTGTTAGTGATGAAACTAAAAAGAAACTATCTGACTCTCATAAAGGACAAGTGCCTTGGAACAAAGGAATGTCAACGCCTAGAAAGAAACCAGCTAGATATAAAAAAATAGTTAGAGATATTATTTGTAGTTGTGGAAATAATAAATATTACTCTGCAAAAAATTGCATGACCTGTGCAGGTAAGTTAAGGGCTGGTGAAAAAAATAGTAATTGGAAGGGTGGAGCTAAAGATAGTCAAGCAGAAAGAGTTAAGTTCCACGAAACCATTAGAGTGGATGTCTTAAAAAGAGACAATTATACTTGTCAGCTATGCAACGAAAAAGGTGGCAAGCTTCAAGTAGACCACATTAAGTCTTGGGCTGAGTATGTTGAAGGTAGATTTTGTATTGATAACTGTAGAACAGTTTGTATGGGTTGTCACTATAAAATAACTTTTAACAAAGAAATGCCAGCCGACACAAATTGGGGCGGGCATATAAATACAATGAAAGTAAACTAAAAATGGCAGAATCTAAAAAATCAAATAAACCAGACATCATTAGAAGAAAATATAACCAGTGCAAATATCTTAACCAAGATCCATTTGACAGAGTTGAAGTTAACAAAAACTTATATAAAGGTATTCTTAACGTAGACAATAACTATGATTGGGATTATTCATTGGTCGACCCACAGGTTTTTCCTCTAGTACGTAACTATTTATCCAGATCAAATCCATCTATGAGTGCCATTCGTTTGGATGTTCGCCATGGTGCTGATATTCA